AATAGAACCACCTTTTACAAGGTCACTATTTAATAAATTTTCTTTCTAAAGCCATAAATGCATTTCTAATGTACTGTCAGGATCAGATCTTTTATTTATGAGTTCTTAATTTTAATGTGAATATTGAACAAAAAACAACATCATGTCAACAGTTGCTTAACAATAATCAGAGCCAAGCATAGCCATTGCATCTTTTTCACCATGAGAGTTGCGTATCATAACAATTAATTCATCATAGGTTTTCCATTACCAAGTTTTTATCTAAGCATTTATAAATTTTTTAATTCTAGCTCTTATATACTAATCTTTACCAATAGAAAGATGGCAAGTATGATCTACATATGCTGCGATATCAGATTCTTAATGTAAACATGGAACCTTGTCTGGCATGATACCTCTTGTATAATTTTTAAATTTGACCTTAACTTTACCCATCAAGTTATCTTTAAACATAACAAAAACTTTTTAATGTAGGTGTTACTCTTTTACAATATATTAAGCTCTAATTCCACAACCCATATCTCCTGCTTGTATGTGTACCAAGTTCTAAGATGGTCTTACTTCCATAGTTTTTTCAATATGAGTATACATAGTAGTCTTGTTAGGTGAATGATGATCATACACACTCTATTTAAGATGTATAACACTATGTGATGTCTTAACACATTATACTTTAGCAAATTCATTGACCTATCTAGCTGTTATAACAGTATCATTAGTGTATAAGGGTTTCCCTCTGAGATCATGATAATAGTCGGGGAAATATACATTACAATATTTATTAGTTTAATCACCTTCATGGATACTTGTTACACTACAAGAAATTAATTATAAACCATAATCCAAAATTTAAGTTAATAAACTAACCTTTTTCAAAGGAATAAAGGCTTCCGGTTTAAATATTTTCTGAGCAAATTCATTGTCTGTCTAAACTATATCCAGATCAGAAACTCCAGCCATTGCATATATATTATTAATATGAACTTCGACAGCTATATCACTCATAATAGGTATATGTAGATCAACAGTTATGTTCTTAATAAGTTTGCGGTCAGAATCTCTAAACACATGTGTATATAAAAAAGTATCCAATTGTTTTTGTCTATTTTTAACTTTTTTAAAAGCAGGTAATTAATAGGTTTTCTCATTATTAAGGAATCTATCACACTTTAAATGTTAGTTTTCCAAATAAGTTAAATATACATAATCTCCCAGTTATGCTTCGATTATGCAATTTTATTAATAATATTCCATTGTAAGCAGTCTCATTTTAGCTTCATCACTTTGACAACATTTGACTGTAATTCCAGGTTATCCATTAAGACCATCCAATTTCAACAAGACTTAGCAAGCATTCTGTTAAAGATTAATCAAATTCGGTAGGTCTTTCGTGCAATAATCACACATTTAAACCCACTCTCTTTATCCAGTGTTTTTCCTAGCATCAAGGGCTTGTTAGATAGACTTTTTGTCATTATCATGTAACATTTCTTTTAAGAAAGTATATTATGGACTACCAATAGGTCTGAAATTCTTATAAATTTTAAAAGTTGACATATTATTTCCTTAGTTTAACTAATCTAATGTTAATTTTGAGTGGAATATTGTCATGTTACAGAAAGACATTTGACAACCTTCATCAGATTATTATCTATGTAGAATATAATTATTATGGTGATAACTCTTTTTTATATCACCGGCAGTCCACATCTCAATAGTGCCACCTACAATTTCATATTAACATCCCCCCAGAGCATTATATAGGCCTGGTGTAGTTGGAAATTCTGTTCCAACTATATGCATTTCCATTCTTGGATATTCATAGAATATTCTTTTGTCAACATTATTAATAAGATCTTCACAATAATAATGAGAATCATTTAAGAAAAATAAGAATTACTCACATTTCATTATCTATATAAGTAGGACAACATATGTTTAGACCTTTTACTAGATATCATTTATCTTTCTTGCCCATGATTGACCTTTTAAAAGTCTATCACATAACCAACATGCTTTATTATGCATCCACTCTGTAATCTATGATTTGTATTACACAGGATCAGTATCTTTCAAATCATAAATCAGACGTAGGGATGTTAAATCAGAATCCATTTCTAAAAAATTATCAATAATCATGAATTAAGGGGATCCGGGAACCCATATTTTAGATCTTGCTTTTGCATTATGTTGGCCATTTTACCAAGACTCATGATACTTTTTCTATTTAGCATTCCTATCTGTATGCATATCAGGATTATGTTTATCATGAACTTCTCCTACACTAACTATATAGGTTAAGGTGGGGTTAGATATAAAATTTAAAGTCATACTCATTGAATTTTTATATTAAGTGAAAAGTTACTCTTTAGAAACTCCATCATTTTAAAAAGCCCATTTAACTTTTTTCTTTTCACCTTCATCTTATTCTGGTTCATAAAAATCTTTGAATAACACAGTTTGACTTCTACAATATTCATTTTTAATAAAAACTATTTTAAAAAATGCATCTCTGTTTCTCTTAAAATAATCATCAACATCTTCGGATTCATCATTTTCAATTGAATCAATGTCAATATTATTCTTTTTAGCTAATTTAATATCCTCATAAACAGAGAAAGCACCATAAGCCAAATTTACTACTGATTAGAAATGTATATCTTTGATTAATTCAGAATAAAAATCCTTATTCATAGTTTGCATAGTTAAGTGTTTTTGTGCAGTTCTG